GTTTTGGTCCTTTTCAAAATGTTGGCACCGCATTTCCAAGACCCATTGGACCTGTTCAACCATCTCCCATACGTCGTGCCACCGCATTTTTGCCAGGAATAGCAAGAACAGCCGGTGCTGTTTCTGCCGCAGGGATTTTTGGTGGATTTGAAGGCTTGGCTGGTGCTGGTATTGGCGCTGCATTTGGCGGTCCATTGGGAGCCGCTACTGGCGGTGCCATTGGTGCTCAAGTTGGGATGGCAAGGCAAGCTCTTGGTGGGGCAGCTACTTACACGGCAAATATTAATAAGCAACGGACTGCACTTGCTGGTCTCACCAAGAGTTATGGTGAATATCGGAGTGCACTAAAACAGGTAGAAGGTCTTTCTACTCAATTTGCAATTCCGCAGGAGATTGTTACTCGTCAATTCACCAAGCTTGCTGCATCTGTCATCGGCGCTGGCGGCACTCTTAAAGATGCTGAGAAAGCATTCCGTGGTGTTGCGGCTGGTGTACGTGGTACTGGTGGAAGCCTTCAAGATCTTGATTCTGCGTTGACTGCTACTGCGCAGGTGTTCAGCAAGGGCAAGGTATCTGCAGAAGAACTTCGTCAGCAAATTGGCGAACGTTTGCCTGGCGCATTTACTTTGTTTGCGCAGTCGTTAAACATGACGCCTGCTGAACTTGATAAAGCTCTGGAAGACGGCAAGGTTACTCTGCAAGACTTTATGAAGTTTTCAGATAAACTATTCCAGCAATTTGGCAAATCTTCTGAGGCTATTGTTAATAGCCCTGCCGCTGCTGGAGACAGGCTACAACTGCAGTTGTCTAAATTGCAAGAAAACATTGGCAGACTGCTTGCACCTATTGGCGCTGCTTTCCAAAATACTTTTGCCGGTATTGTCGTTGCAATTAACCAGGCAATTAGTGCTCTAGTTCGCTTCTTCAATCTAAATGCTGCTGACAGGGTTGAGGAGTATCAAAAACAAGTTAAAGACCTTGTGAAGGCAGAAAGTGAGGCTACCGGTAAAGCGAGAATGAGACTTGGCATCCAGTTGTCTACTGCTCGCGCCAACTTAAAACTTGCTCAAGATCAACGAAATTTGCAAATGGCTGGGGCGGGCACGGGCGCTAAGCCTGATGGTTTGCCTGGTGCCGAAACAGGTGCTGGCAGTGAGGCAAAAACCAAGAAAGCAAAAGAAGCTGTTGAAATTAGCAAAAAAGAAGCAGCTTTGCGTGTACAGATTTCTCTTGCAAGACGCCAAGAAGATGAACTGACTGCAGATTATCTGACAAAGGAATTAAAAATTCTTAACATCAACGAAGAACTAAGAACGAATAAAATTGGCGCCCTTAATGCAGATACCCAGAGAACGGAGGCGTTAGATGAATACACCAGAAGCCTTAATAAACAAAGAAATGCAATGGTTGATCTTTTGTTTGCTGTAGAAAAGAGCAGAAAAGATGAAAAAAATCAACTAGAAGACATTGCCGTTCAATATGGAATAATCAACGCAAAACAAGCAGAGCAGCTTAACTTTGATCGGCAAATTAATGAGTTGGTTGAAAAAAGACAGTACTCTTTAAACAAAGAAAAAATTGACGAACTAATTGGAAAACTCAAAGAATTAAAAGAGATAGCCAAAACTTTTGGCGGACAAGTTGCAAAATCTTTTGCTGAAGTTGTTCGTTCGTCTGGTGATCTTGCGGCAAACCTTGGTCAAACTCTGGGCAATGCTTTTCTTGGTCTTGGCGATGTATTGACTGAATTTGTCACCACTGGCAAGGCAAGCTTTGCTGATTTCGCTCGTTCCGTATTGGCTGACATGAGCAGAATCCTGATTCAATTTGCAATGTTCCAAACCTTGAAATCAATTGTGCCGGGTGGTAGCGCACTTGGTAAGTTTCTTGGTTTTGCAAACGGTGGCATCATGACTGCCAATGGTCCGCTTGATTTAAAGCGTTACGCCGCTGGTGGTATCGCTTCTAGCCCGCAGCTTGCCATGTTTGGTGAAGGCAGCCGCCCTGAAGCCTATGTGCCTCTTCCTGACGGTCGCAGCATCCCTGTAACGATGCGTGGTGGTGGCGGTGGCAATGTCACCGTGAATGTGGATGCAAGCGGCAGCAGCGTTGAAGGCGATGGTCCGAAAGCAAATATGCTTGGTAAGGCAATTGGCATTGCTGTACAGCAAGAACTCGTTAAACAAAAACGCCCTGGAGGCTTGTTGGCGTAATGGCTACTTTTAATGATGCAACTGTTGGCACCAGCGCAGGCGGTACAACGCCCAACTTTGGTGCAGTGCGTAAAAGTCAACCTGTTGTGCGCAAAGTGCAGTTTGGTGACGGATATGAACAACGTTTGACATACGGATTGAATCAAAATCCACGTGTTTGGGATCTAACTTGGACTGCAAAAGACAGCACTGATGCAGATGCCATTGAGGCATTTTTTGACGCACGCGCTGCTGACAACGCAAGCTTTGATTGGACGCCACTAGACGAAGCAACTGCCTATAAATGGGTTGTTGAAAGTTGGTCGCGTGATTTCCAATATGCAAATGTAAATACGATCAATGCCACTTTCCGTCAGGTCTTTGAACCGTAATGGCATACGCACCCTGGACTGCTAGCACTGCCTTTGCCGTTGGCAACATCCGGCGTTCTACAACGCTGCAGGCATCAGGTCTGGTTTTCCAATGCACGGTAGCTGGCACCAGTGGCGCCACTGAACCTGTCTGGGCAACAGACGTTGGCAGTTACATCACCGATAACACCGTTACCTGGGTTGCGATTGCTAGCAGCTACGAGGATCTAGCTGCCATTGCACCGAGTGCAATTATTGAGTTGTTTGAGCTGACGTTGGACACAACGTTGCACGGTAGCAACGACACGTATCGCTTCCATAACGGCGCTAACGCTAACGTCAGCGGCAACATCGTCTGGAACGGCAACTCATACACCCGCCTACCAGTGAAAGCGGAGGGCTTTGAATACACCAACACCGGCACACTGCCGCGCCCCACGCTGACCATCGCCAACCTAGACGGCACGATGACAACATTGCTGTTGCTCGTGAATGCCACCACAGCAGGCAATGACCTTGGTGGCGCCACCGTCAAGCGCATCCGCACACTGAAAAAATATTTAGACGGTCAAGCAGCAGCAGATCCCCACGCCAAATTCCCAGATGAGGTTTGGTTTATAGATCGCAAGGCAAGCGAAACCCGCGATAGCGTCAGCTTTGAGCTTGCTAGCAAATTTGATCTTGCTGGTGTGATGATCCCTAAGCGGCAGATCATCGCCAACATCTGCCAATGGCAGTACCGCAGCACGGAGTGCAGCTACACAGGTTCCACTTACTTCAATGTCAACGATCAGTCTGTTGCCACGCTGGCTGCCGACAAATGCGGCAAACGCCTCAGCTCGTGCAAGCTGCGGTTTGGCGCCACGGCTGAATTACCCTTTGGCTCGTTCCCCGGTGCAGGCTTGACCGAATGAATCTGTCAAAAACCATCCAGCAGCAGGCACTGGAGCACGCCAAGGCTGAGTTCCCTGTTGAATCCTGCGGGCTTGTTGCTGTCATCAAAGGACGCAAGCGGTATTTTCCATGCCGCAATCTGGCAGAAACCCCAGATGAGCACTTTGTCCTGGATCCGCTGCAGTACGCCGAGATTGAGGATCAGGGCGAAATCGTGGCGGTAGTCCATAGCCACCCCAAGACCAACCACGCTCCATCACAGGCTGATCGCGTCGCGTGCGAAAAATCCGGGCTGCCCTGGCACATCGTCAATCCCCAGACCGAGTTGTGGGGCTACTGCGAGCCTGATGGATTCGAGCTGCCTTACGTCGGGCGTGAGTTTGTGTTCGGCATTGTCGATTGCTACAGCCTTTGCAGGGACTGGTACAAGCGGGAGTTTGGACTGGATCTGAAGGACTACGACCGCCGCGATCAGTTCTGGCTCAAGGGCGAGAGCCTATATATGGACAACTTCGCCAAGGAGGGCTTCCACCAAATACCACTGGAGGAGCTGCAGTACGGTGACGCCATCCTGATGCACATGGAGTCATCGCTGCCCAACCATGCGGCAGTGTACCTGGGCGATCAGTTGATGATCCATCACCTGCAAAGGCGGCTCAGTAGCAGGGATCTGTACGGCGGTTATTATTTGAAGAGCACTGCCTGCGCCCTTCGGCATGAAAGTCGTTAAGGTCTACGGCGCACTCCGCAAAAAGCTGGGGCAATGCCGTTTTGAATTTGACGCAGAAACGCCCGCGCAAGCATTTAAGGCGTTGTGTGTCAACTTTCCTGGGCTAGATACGTGGTTATTGAATAGCGAAAAGGATGGCGTTAGCTATCGAGTAAGTATTGGCAAAGAGAAGATTGATGAAAATAATGCAGTGCTTGCCCTTTGCCCATGGAGTGAACGTGAGGTTTTGAGTATTACTCCAGTTCTCGCAGGTGCTGGTGGCAGCGGCGCACAAATTGGGATTGGCATTGGTTTGATTGCGCTGTCATTTTTGCTGCCTGGTGCCGGTGCATTTGGCACAGTTGGTCTAGGTGGCAAATTAGCGGCGGGCACAGCGGTAACTGCCGCACAAACTGCAGCAGGTTTAACGGCTGGCAGCGCATTTTTGACTTCTTTGGGTACAGTATTTAGCTTGGTGGGCGCATCGTTAGTACTAGGCGGAATCGCACAAGCTATTTCACCGTCCCCCATTCAATCAACAAGCATATTTGAACGCGGACGTGAAGCAGCAAAAATGGAATCATTTACCTTTAGCGGCATCGTCAATACTGCAAAGCAAGGGATGCCTGTGCCCATCGCTTACGGGCGTTGTTTTGTAGGTTCCGCCGTGCTCTCTAGCGGTCTTGACGTGGATCAACAGATATGACACGGATTGTTGGTGCTGGCGGCGGTGGTGGCGGCGGTTGCTTTCTAGGGCATACCCTGATCGCCACACCAAACGGTGAACGCCGCATTGATGAGCTGCAACCCGGCGATCTGGTCTGGAGCTTTGACCATAACGGCGACATCCATGAAGCCGCAGTGCTCAAGATTCATGAGCATGAAAACGAGCCTGTCATCAGCTACACGCTTTGGGGCGGTCAGATCCTTGACGCCACACCAAACCACTGGGTACTCAACCAGTTCAATGCCTTCGTCGAAATCAACACCCTTGGCACAGATGACTGCCTAGTTGACCACAACGGGCACCTACGCCCCATCGTCAACAAAACAAACGCAGGCACCGGCACTGTCTACAACCTGACTGTCGAAGGGCATCACACCTTTATTGCTGCTGGCATCCGTGTTCACAATGCGGGTCTTGGTCTTGGCATTGCAGGTTCTGGCGGTGGCGGTGGAGGAGGAGGCAAAGGTGGCGGCGGCGGTGGTCAAAGCCGTACACCAACAGAAGCTGACGATTCACTGCAATCCGTTCAGTTCGGCAATGTGCTCGATCTGTTGTCAGAAGGCGAGATTCAAGGCATTGAAAATGGTAACAAGGGCATTTTTCTATCAGGGACACCAGTTGAAGATGCTGCCGGCAACAATAACTTCTCGGGTTTTACAATCGTTACCCGCAATGGCACACAAGCCCAAACTTATATCAGCCAGCAGGTTGGAACAGAAAGTGAGGAAGGCGTCAATGTAGAAGTCATCAAGGCAACGCCAATCACCCGCACAATCACAGACACCGATGTTGACCGCGTGCGCGTCACACTTCAAGTGCCGTCACTGCAAATTATTCAAGACAACGGCGATATTGTTGGTCATAGCGTACAAATAGAAATCAAGGTTCAGTACAACGGCGGCGGCTATAACACCGTGGTCAGTGACACCATCAGCGGCAAGACTAGCAACTCCTACCAGCGTGATTACATGCTGACGCTGAGCGGGGCATTTCCTGTTGATATTCGCGTGGTGCGTGTTAGCGATGACGAATCATCAACTAAGCGTCAAAACCTTACGTTCTGGTTCAGCTACACAGAAATCATTGATGAGAAGCTGCGTTACCCCAATAGCGCACTATCATTCTTGCGCTTTGACTCTCGACAGTTTGATTCGATCCCAACACGCAAATATCTAATCCGTGGCATAAAAATCCAACTGCCATCCAATGCGTCTGTAGATACCACAACACATATCGGGCGTGTCACATATGCCGGCGTTTGGAATGGTACATTCAGCGCAGCAACATGGTGCAATGACCCCGCCTGGTGTCTGGGGTGGGATCTGCTGACCAATACACGCTATGGCGCCTCTATCCCAACGAGCAGCCTTGACAAGTATGACTTCTTTGCAATCAGCCAATACTGCAACACGCTAGTTGACAACGGCAAAGGCGGGCAAGAACCACGCTTCTCGTGCAATCTGCTAATCAACAGTCGTGATGAGGTCTACAACGTCATCCAGGAGATGACCAGTCTGTTCCGTGGCATTGCATACTACGGCGCTGGGTCACTGGTGTTACAGCAAGACAAGCCTACCGACTCGCAATATCTGCTTGGTCCAAGCAATGTCATAGATGGTTTGTTTGTCTATAGCGGCACATCACAAAAGGCACGCCACACCTGCGCGACCGTTGCTTGGCAGTCTTACGACACCTTGGGCGAAGTTGAGTACGAATACGTTGAAGATCAAGATGCTGTCGCTAAATACGGCATCATCAACAAAGATATCAAGGCGCTGGGTTGCTACAGCCAAGGGCAAGCCCGTCGTGCCGGTAAGTGGGCATTGCTAAGCGAGCAAAACCTAACCGAAACTGTTACCTTCTCAGTGTCAATCGACAGCGGCATCATCCTGCGTCCCGGCATGGTGATTGACATAGCCGACCCATTGAAAGCCGGCTCACGTCGCAGCGGGCGCGTGACCAGTGCCACTACAACCGCAATCACGATTGACAGCACAACCAGCCTGTCGATTGATGTCACTAAAACACCAACAATCTCAGTGTTGATGCCCACAGGGCTTGTTGAGACCAAATCAATTAGCGGCATCAGCGGATCAGTTATCAGCGTGACCGGATCTTTTAGCGAAGCGCCAAACGCCAACACAATCTGGCTGGTGCAAACAACTGATCTGCAATCACAACAATATCGCGTGTTGAATGTTGCAGAAGCTGAGGACGGCATCTATGGCGTCACCGCCCTGGAATACAACAGCAGCATTTACGCAGCAATCGAAGCGGATCTCAAGCTAACTGAGCGTGACATCACCAACCTATCCGCTAAACCAGCCGCACCAAGCAGCATTTCAGGCACGGAATATTTATACCAAGACGGGCAGAACGTCTTCTCAGGCTATGACTTGAGCTGGATTAGTCCGAAGCAGCGCGTCAATGAGTTTCGTGTGAAGTGGCGCATTGATAACGACAACTGGAATCAAGCCAATACAACATCACCATCACTGCAAATTAAAAACACGCGGCAGGGTCGGCTATATGTTCAAATTACGGCAGTAAATTATCTCAACAAAGTAAGCGACATTGCTGCCGCTGAGTTCAGCCTACTTGGCAAAACAGCAGTCCCAGGCAATGTGCAGAATCTTACCTTTGAAGCTATCAACAATAACTCCGGTCGTTTGCGCTGGACTGAGACCGTTGACCTTGACGTAAAAGTCGGTGGTAAGGTACATATCCGCCACAGCAGCCTTACCGATGGCACGGCAACTTGGAGCAACAGTGTTGACCTGATCCCCGCTAAATCCGGCAGCTCTACCGAGGCGATTATCCCGCTTGTGGAAGGCGAGGTCTTGGTGAAGTATGAAGACGATGGTGGGCGTCAAAGCGCCACCGAAACTAGCGTCATCATTGACCTGCCAGATACGATTGCGCCACTAACAATCCAAACCCGTCGTGAAGATCAAGACACCCCACCATTCCAAGGCACCAAATCGGACACTTTTTACAGTGACGAATATGACGCCTTAACACTAGATGGCACGACTCTGTTTGATTCGGTTACAGATGTTGATGCCATGCCTGTGTTTGATGTCATCGGCAATGTTGTTTCCTCGGGCACTTATTCCTTTGCTAATACGCTTGATCTTGGCGCAATTTTTGCACTTGACCTCCGCCGGTATTTTGTCACCCGTGGTTACTTCCCGTCTGATCTGATTGACTCGCGCAGCAACACTGTTGATGACTGGAGTGATTTTGATGGTGGTATCACAGACAAGGTAAATGCCAAGCTGATGCTACGGATGACAAACGACAACCCTGCTGGCACACCAACCTGGAGCGCCTATCAGGAGTTTGTCAACGGTGCCTTCCGCGCTCGTGCCTTTGAGTTCCGTGCTGATTTGACCAGTTCTGCCGTTGACCAGAACATCCTGGTAGACGAACTGGGTTATGACGCGACATTCCAGCGGCGCGCTGAAAACAGCGATGGTGCCGTTAGCAGCGGCGCTGCGGCAAAAGTCATCACATTCGCCAATCCGTTTTTCACTGGCACCGCAAGCCTTGGCGGGCTAAACGCATACCTGCCTAGCGTTGGCATCACAGCTCAAAACATGGGTTCAGGCGACTTCTTTGAGGTCACCAGCGTCAGCGGCACGGGCTTTACCGTCACGTTCAAAAACTCGGCGGGCACCGCCGTTAGCCGTAACTTCAACTGGAGTGCGGTCGGCTATGGCAGAGGCGGTTAAAGTAGGACATACACTGCCGTTAAGCGGGCTGGCTCATGGCACAAGCTGATTACATCGTCAGTAACGGCACCGGAGCTGCCGTGAGGTCTGATCTCAACGGTCAGCTCGCTGCCATCGTCTCAAACAACAGCGGCGCCACTGCACCAGCCACTACCTACGCCTACCAGTGGTGGGCAGATACGACAACCAATACCCTAAAGCTCCGCAACAGCGCCAATAGTGCCTGGATCGAGATCATGCAGCTCGACGGCACGTTGACGATGGAGGACGGTACGGCGGCACTGCCCGGACTAGCCTTCCGCGACGACCTCGACACCGGCATCTTCCGAGCAGGCACTAATCAACTTGGCATTAGTAGTGCTGGTGTTGAGCGTGTTGAGTTTGGCTCAAGTGAGGTTGTTTTTAACGATGCTGGAAACAATTATGACTTCCGCGTTGAAGGTGACACGAATGCAAACCTGCTATTTGTTGACGCCTCGGCAGATGCGGTTGGCATAGGGACTAGTTCGCCTGAAGTTAAATTTTCAGTTGTAGGAACTGCCGCTGAACCCCCCTCAAGTGGCACAACTGCAAACTCATTACTGCAGCTAAAATCCCAGACCCTTAACACTGAGCTGAATATTGGGTTGCATACAGTCACTGGTAACTATGGTGCGTATATACAAGCATCAGATAATAACTTAGCGGTTCCGTATGGCCTGCATTTGCAACCAAATGGAGGCAACGTAGGGATTGGCACTACGAGTCCGAGTGAGAACTTGCACGTTAGTGGTGCAGGCAGTCAGGTTATACGTTGCGGTACTACGGATACTTCTGGCATAGCGGTTGGAGTCCTTCGCGCATCGTACCTTGGTGGCGGCGGTGGCACCCAATCAATCGTTGATTTAAGAGCCGGAGATGGTTACGCTTTTTTAACAACCACAACAAACACCCCGGTCGTTTTCGGTACTAACACCACCGAACGCGCCCGTATCGACACCAGCGGACGCCTCTTAGTTGGCACGTCTACTGCGCGTGACAAACTCTTTAATGGAACAACATCAGTCAACATTCCTCAACTTCAAAGCGAAAAAGCTGGGGCTGGTCTTTCAAACAGATTCCTGCTTACGGGTAACAACGGAACAGCGCCTGCTAATCCAGCCGCAGAATTTATTCTTGCCAGATCTTACGGTACAGCACTTAACTCATACACAGCGGTTACAAGTGCAGATAGTCATTTAGGCGCGATTTCGTTCCAAGGCGCAGATGGTACGGAGTTTGTAGAAGCTGCAAGTATTCAATGCTTTACAGACGCTGCCAGCGGCGCTAATGACATGCCAGGAAGGCTAGTGTTCTCGACTACTGCCGACGGGGCGAGTTCCCCGACGGAGCGGATGAGGATTGGTAATAATGGGGATAGCGCACTTTATACACAGAACACGGGCGGGACCCTTTTGAACCTGCAGACCGCAGCATCTGCTGGGACAAGCGCTGCACTTATTACTGGAACCCATAGCGCGTCGGGAGTTTTAACCGGGACTGTTTCACTGCGGGTCTGGTCAAATGGAAATATCCAAAACACTAACAACAGCTACACCGGTATTTCCGATATCAAACTGAAGGAAAACATTGCTGATGCTAACTCTCAGTGGGATGACATCAAATCTCTTCAAGTTCGCAACTACAACCTTAAGGAAGGTCAAACCCATCGCCAAATCGGTTTAATTGCCCAAGAGGTTGAGCCGATTAGCCCTGGATTGGTTTATGAAACGCCAGATCGTGATGAGGACGGTAACGATCTCGGCACCGTCACCAAATCAGTCCAGTATTCGGTGCTTTACATGAAGGCGGTGAAGGCGCTGCAGGAAGCAATGGAGCGGATCGAGCAACTGGAAGCCAAAGTTGCTGCTCTTGAGTCAGCTTGATAAGTCCCCTTCGCTAGACACTGCTCGTAGACTGCCCTTACACCGTTAACTCTCATGGCAAAAGCCGCTGAACAAGTCCCAGGCGTTGATTTTCCCTTCACCAACTGGGACATCAACACCATGGAGCGAACCATCGCTGACGGCGTGGTCTATACCGTCCACTACACGGTGACGCGGTTTGAGGAAGGCGAACAGGCTGGCGCCTACGGGTCAATCGGTCTAGAACCGCCCGATCCCGATAGCCTGATTCCCTATGCCGATCTCGACAAAGCGACCGTGGTGGGCTGGGTGAAAGCTAATTTGGGCGACGAAAAGGTGGCGGAGATTGAAGCTGCCCTGTCCACCGCCATCCAGGAGAAGCTGCATCCCGTTAAAACTACTGGCGTGCCCTGGTGACACCGAGGCTAGCAGCGCACAAAAAAACAAGGATCAGCAGCGCGGCAACACTCTGATCCTGACCGATCCAATGGGGGTTGGGTCGATACACTGATTCTACAGCACAGCCCCCAGGAATCGCCACGTGCCCGTCAAGTCCAAAACCGCGCTAGGGCGAATTGAGTTCAAGCCCGGCAAACCAAAGCGCACCCGTCAAGGGCAGGGGCAGCATTCCCTACCTAGTCATGGGCGAAAGAAGATGCGCGGTCAAGGCAAGGGCTAATGTCTTGCGATGACGCCATAATGAGAGCGAAGCCAGAGCCTAGTCGTGGTTGAAATCCTTGCTGCCATCACGGGTGCCAGCA